TGGCGCTCGGATTCCTTTTTCCCTTGCCATTTTTTTTGATGTTTTGGAGTATTTCTCTTGCACGTCAAAAATCACAAGCCGGAACACCAATTCCACAGCGATAAAGGTAATAGCCGCGTTTTTTTTTTTGAACAGCACACGTCAAAAGCCCTGAAAGCAACAGCAATATGGATTGGATCTCTGCTCGCTGGCGCTCGGATCTCTGCTCGCTGGCGCTCGGATTCCTTTTTCCCTTGCCATTTTTTTTGATGTTTTGGAGTATTTCTCTTGCACGTCAAAAATCACAAGCCGGAACACCAATTCCACAGCGATAAAGGTAATAGCCGCGTTTTTTTTTGAACAATCCAGTACCTGGTGGTGTTGACACTTTGAAAACTGTATAGTATTATGGCTCCTCAACTAACATTAATCGGAGATTAAAAGCGTATGGAATACACTAAAGAAAAGTTTGACGCAATGGAAGCTAGTTTAAAAGCTAAAGTTGACGAGTTTAGAACCAATAACGTCACCCTGATGAAAGACTTTGAGGGTTTAAAGACTAAATTTGATGGCATAGATGTGGATGAGTATAAGAAGATGCTTAAAGCGCAGAGTGATGGCGCTGATAAAGATATGTTTGACGCAGGTAAGATAGATGAGCTAGTGGCTCGTAAAGTCAAGGATATCCAAGCTGAGAACGCAAAGGCTTATAGCACTTTGGAGGGCAGTAATAACGAGCTTAATCGTAAGTTAGAAGTTCTACTTGTTGATGGCGCCATTAAAGATACTGCTGTTACTGCCGGTGTATTGAGCGGTGCGCTTGATGATGTTGTGTTAAGAGCTAAATCCGTGTTTAGGTTGAAAGACGGTACTCCAACTGCTGTTGATTCAGCCGGTAACACTTTGGTTAAGGCTGGATCGACCACGCCAATTAGTATGAAAGACTGGGTTTCGGACTTAACGAAGTCAGCGCCACACCTATTCGAGAAGTCAAGTGGTTCAGGTTCTCAACACGATTCAGGTTCAGGTAAAGGCGGTGAAAAGCAGATCACCCGTAAAGCGTTTGACGCAATGAGTCAGGTTGACCGTAGCACCTTCGCAATGGAGGGTGGTAAAGTCTCTGATGCCTAAAGGCGTTCAGAATATAAAGGTTCCTGCTAAGTTCAAATATTTATATCAGAAAAAGCGGTATAAGATATATTATGGAGGACGAGGTGGGGCAAAATCTTGGGCGTTCGCTATCGTGCTGTTACTTAAAGGGGTACAGAAACCGATTCGTGTTCTCTGCTGCCGTGAAATGCAGCACTCAATTAAAGAGTCGGTACATAAGTTACTAGCTACTCAGATTGAACGTTTGGGGTTATCTACTCGATACAAGATACAGCGTGACCGTATTATAGGAGTTAATGGTACTGAATTTGTGTTCTTTGGACTAAGGCACGATCCGCAGCAGATTAAATCCTTTGAGGGTGCTGACTATGCTTGGGTTGAAGAGGCTCAAAAAGTTACCGCAGATAGTTGGGACTTTTTGATCCCCACTATTCGTAAAGAGGGTTCTGAGATTTGGGTGAGCTTTAATCCTGACCTAGAGACTGACCCAACCTATAGTAGGTTCGTTCTTAACCGCAGACCTGATTCTTTTGTTGTTAAGGTCAGTCATAAGGATAACCCATTCTTCAGTAAAGAAATGCTCTCTGATATGCAGTACGATAAAGAGCAGGACTACCAAAAATACCTAAATGTTTGGGAGGGGGAGTGCGCTAAGACTACCGAAGCGCAGATATTTAAGGATAAGTTTACGATTAGTGACTTTGAGACCCCAGTGAAGCAGGAAACTTTTTACTTTGGGATGGATTGGGGTTTTTCCGCAGACCCTACCGCATTGGTGCGGTGTTGGATTCGTGGGAACGAGCTTTTCATAGATTATGAGGATGGTGGTGTTGGTATAGAGCTGGACCACACTCACAAAATAATTGATAGCATTCCGGGAGCGAAGAAGTATACTATCCGTGCCGATAATTCACGCCCAGAAAGTATCAGTTTTATTTCGAGGCAAGGGTATAATATAGTTGCAGCTCCAAAATGGTCGGGTTCTGTCGCAGATGGTATTGAGTTCATACGCAGTTTCAGCCATATACACATCCACACTAGATGCCCTCAAACTGCCAGCGAGTTTGTACATTACAGTTATAAGGTCGATAGGTTGAGTGGTGATATATTACCGATTGTACTTGACAAATGGAACCATTACATCGATGCTTTAAGGTACGCACTAGCTCCAATTATTAAGTTTAAGGATCTAACTATGAAAACTACTAAAACTATAGGGCATTAATTTATGATTAACTCTACACACCCACAATATGATAACTACATTAAATCTTGGGATAGATGCCGAGATACTTACACAGGTGAAGAGGCTGTTAAGAAGCGTGGAGAGGTGTATTTACCCCGATTAGGTGGTCAGACTGATGCAGAATACAACGCTTATTTAACCCGAGCGCCATTTTTTAACGGTATCGGTAAAACAGTAGATGGTATGGTCGGTACTTCTATGCACATTGAGCCTGTTATTACCGGTGTTCCTGATGATATGCTAGAGGATATTACCGGTACGGGGATCTCCACAAAGGGATTTATAAATTACCTACTTACCGAGCAGCTTCTAACAGGTAGGCAGGGTATTTTGGTTGACCACAATGGGGATTTTCCATACTTGTCGGGGTATAAAACCGAGCAGATCACTAACTGGTCAGATAATTTCATAATCTTGAAAGAGCAGTATCAAGTTAAGAACCCTGAGAAACCTTACGAGGTAAAATATGAGACTCAATATAGGGAACTAACAACGGTAGACGGTATTTACGAGGTGTATATATGGCGAAAATTGCTCAATAAATATAATAGAAGTGAGTGGGTGCGGTCAGAAGTCGCAATACCAACTAAAAGAGGTGCGCCTTTATCAAGTATGATGTTCTTAGGCTCTTCACTGGATGGTTTGAACCTTACTCCTGAGATTCCACCGCTTATGCCTCTGGTTGATATGAATTTATCGCATTACCGCTCTAGTGCTGACTTGGAACACGGTAGACACTTTACCGCCTTGCCTACACCCTATGTTATTGGCGTTAAAGATGTTGGAGATATTCGTTTAGGTGCTGAAACAGCTTGGGCTATACCAAACGAGAAAGCTAAGGTCGGTTTCTTAGAGTTTACAGGGCAGGGTTTAGCCTCACTTGAATCCGCTATTCGGGAGAAGTCAGAGATGATGGCGGCTCTTGGGGTGCAACTTATATCAGGACAGCGTAAAGGTGTTGAGAGTTTTGAAGCTCTTGCGCTTAAACGCAATGCAGAGCTATCAAGTTTAGTTTTAGCCATCCATAGGGTGGAGGTCTTAATGACTAATGCTTTGCAGATGGCGGTCGATTGGGCGGAGCTTGAAAGTACCGTAACGGTTAAGCTCAATCTGAACTTCGCACTTGGTGATGAGGACGAGCACTTGGACGACAAGGCGGACAAAGATAAAAAGCAGGCGCAAAAAGAACAGAAGAAAAAAGAGGGTGATACTATTATCTAGTCAAAAATCACAAGCCGGAACGCTAACCCCACAGCGATAAAGGTACGAGCCGTTTCTTTTTTCTTGACACTTATGTTTTTAGGTGATATAAATATAGTTAAATGTAACAGTGTTACATAATCATTTTCGCAGAGCGAGATAATTTTCGGTTATGGGGACACTCTTAGGTGTTCATAAACTATTTATAATATTTAAGGAAAATCTAATGAATACATTAACAAATTTGGCAGCGGATATTTACCGTGCAGCAGATACCGTAGGTCGTGAAGTTGTGGGTTTCATCCCGTCAGCTACCGTAAACGCAGAGACAGCCCGTGTCGCAGTAAATGATACTGTACGCTCGCACAGTACTCGTGCCGCTACTGCTGGCGATATCACCGCCGCTATGACTATTCCCGAGGGGACAGATCAGGTAGTAGATAGTAAGACTATGACCATTGATAAAGCTCGTTCTGTTCAAATCCCGTGGACGGGTGAAGAGATCGTATCTGTTAATAATGGTGCTGGTTTTGAAACTATTTATGGGGATCAGATTGCTCAGGCAATGCGTACCCTTACTAATGAAGTAGAGAATGATCTAGCTAACGCTGCTTATCAAGGCGCTTCTCGTGCAACAGGTGTTGCTGGGACTACTCCTTTCGCGAGTAATATGGATCTTATCGCTGAAACTACCGAGATTCTTCGTGTAAATGGCGCTCCTCAGAATGACGGGCGTATGTCTCTTGTTCTTAGTAATACTGCTGGTACTAAACTCCGTAACCTTGCACAGCTCCAAAAAGCTAATGAGGCTGGTAATGACACTCTATTGCGTCAAGGTATCTTGCTTGATCTTCAAGGTTGTATGCTTCGTGAGTCAGGTCAGATTGGCGTTCATACCGCTGGTACGGGTACGTCATACTTACTAAATGATGCTTCAAGTGCGGTGGGTGATACTACTATTGCTGTTGACGGTGGTACAGGTACTGTTCTTGCTGGCGATGTTATTACTTTTGCTGGAACTTCTGATATTTATGCAGTTAATACGGCTCTTAGCGGTGGTTCTTTGTCAATTGGAACGCCAGGTCTTCTAGCTGCTGAAACAGATGATGACGCTATTACTGTTGGATCAAGCTACACGCCTAACGTGCTATTCCATCAGGGTGCGCTAGAGCTTGCAATACGTGCTCCAGCTACACCAGATGGTGATGCGGCTGTTGATACTATGATGATCCAAGATCCACATTCTGGCCTTGTGTTTGAGATCCGTGTTTATAAGGGTTATCGTAAGGCAATGTTTGAAGTTGCTTGTGCTTGGGGCGTGAAAGCGTGGAAGTCCGACAATATCGCAATCCTTATGGGGTAAGTAGTTTGTAGTAACCAGCCAGCAGTCTACCTTTATAGGCTGTTGGCTAAAATATTTTATTTGGAGTTATACCGTTATGGCATATAAGAGAAAAACTCTAGCAGATAAACAGGAGGGGATAGTTGAAACACCCCCTAAGAAAACACCACCTAAAAAAGTAGCTACTAAGAAAGCGGTAGTTAAGAAATCGGGGTCCTCTCATATCGTTATGTTCCGTGAAGCAGATAATAAACTCGCTAATGTACACCCTGATGAGGTGGAGAACTATAAGCTGGGTGATTGGGTGGTCAAATTATGAGCCTTGATGCTACCGCAGGAGGTGTAAGTGCTAATGCTTATTGTACAGTTGCAGAAGCTGATGACTATAATGATCTGTTCCCTAGCGATACAAGCTGGAATGGCACAACCGCAGTAAAGGAAGCTAATATAAAGCTCGCTACATTGTGGTTAGACCAGCGCATTACTTGGTATGGTAGAGTAGAAACTCTCACTCAGAGTTTGCGTGTACCTAGAGCTGAATGGGTTGATCGGGATAGCTACAGCGTTGCTGTTGCTACTGTACCTGTTGATATTAAATATGCCACCGCTGAACTAGCGATGCGCATACACGATGGTACTGTTGGCTCTCTAAATACTTTAGGTGCTGGGTTAAAGTCTACTAAAGTTGAGGGTGTTGATGTTGTCTTTGACCATACCGATACAAGCGGACTCCTCCCTAATCACATTAAGGTGATGTTGAGCCATTGGGGTTTTGTTGGTAATGTCTCTGCTGGTGTTTCTGCTGTTAAGGTTTCTAGATCCTGATGAATTTAAGTGCCTCCATACAGAACGCTATTGACGAGGCAAAGATAGCAACTTCAGACTTGTGGACTACTACGGTATTTAAAGCCACAGCGCCGTCAGCATACGACACAGCTACAGGGGTGGTTACGAGTGTAACTACGTCAACAACTATTTCTATGCTCATAGGGAGCTACTCAGAGGCGCTCGTAGATGGTGCGCAGGTACTCGGTACAGATGTAAAGGCGACTTTCTTACAAAAGGATTTAGCTAGTACACCGGATGTAAACGATTTAGTTACTTATGCCAGCAGAGATTGGGCTGTTATTAGTGTTAAACAAGATGTTGCTAACACTTTATGGATTACACAGTTGAGGGCGGTCTTATGAGCTGGGCAGGGCAGAGAACTTTTATCGAAGAGCGTTTGTCTGATAATTGGGCTACAACTCCAATTTCTTACAGTAATGTAGACTATGCGCCAGTCGCTAACAGTTCATTTATTCGGCTAACAGTTTTAGGTGGCGATACTATAGATGCCTCTTTCTCTACCAGCCGCAGCTCTGGGGTGGTGGTTATGCAAGTATTTACACCATCAAATATAGGTAGTGCTACTGCATTATCTTATGCGGATAGTTTAGCAGCTATTTTTGAGGGAGTGACGAGTGATGAGTTTGTCTTTGGTACAGCCTCTTTAGAAGTTGTTGGTGCGGTAGAAAACTTTTTTCAAGTGAACGTTAATATTGGATTTACAGAGGATGGTTAAGGAGATGCAAGCTGCAGTTCGCAGCTCTATTGAGAAAACTTCTATCGAGGTCTTTAATGAGGTTGCGGCTAGAACTCCAGTAGACACAGGTAATGCTAGAATAAGCTGGAATATTAGTACGGGATCTCCTAATTTTAGTACTAGATCCACAGGTGTTACTCCTACAGGCAATTGGTCAGCAGAGAGCACACCTCCTACCGACCCTGTTGTTTTGGCTAATGATTTTTTGCTAGAATCCCACTTGGATAGAGTTTACATAGCAAATGGCGTACCATATATTGGGGTATTAGAATTAGGGCACAGCGCACAGGCTCCCATAGGGATGGTGGCGGCTACTTTGGCAAGGGACTTTAACCACGTATTACAGGGCAATCTAAAGGAAATATAAAATGGCACTTCAACAAGGAAAAAGAGCAAACATTAGTATAACGGGAGTGGTAGTTACAGATGTAATTATTGATGAGTGGTCACTAGAGCAGAAACCTGTTACACGCACATATACAAAATTTGGGGATGATGCTCCAACTACTGAGGTAGTCTCTAATGACTGGGAAGTGGTTATTGGCGGTTACGTTAAAGCCGGAGCTGCTACATTCCCGGCTATTGGTGCTTCAGTTACCGACCTAGATTTGATATTGGAAGACGCTGTTGCTGATCTTGGTTTCACCTGTTCAGCAGGTATTGTTACCGCAATCAAAGTGGGTGTTAAGAGCGCTGGCAGTATGCCCGTTAAATTAGTGGTCAAGCCAGCTGGTTCGGAGATGGTGGCTTATGGTACGGTAACTTAAAATGGCTGGTTATAATATAGATGTTGCACTTGGGGTAGTTGAAGATACCGCTACACCCGTGCTAGAAAATATAGTCAATAAAGCAGGGGCGCTAACAGCTACGCCGGTTGTTATAGCGGTTGATAGCTCCCAATTGAGGGAGGCTTTGCTCGCTGTTAATACTTTAGACACTAGAATCCGCAGTATGACAAACAATCTAAATAGTTTTAACAGCCTGTTGAGTAGAACTATTGCACTCACCAACCAGCTGAAGAACAGCAAAGTACCAGAGCCTAGATTATGAGCATTATTTTCACTTTAGGAGTAGAGGTAGTAACCTTACCAAATCCACTACAGCCTTATGTTGGTAATATACCAGTCAAAAACATTACAACGCTTTTAGCTGCTAATGGGACAGGGTACTACTACCAGACAGGCACTACCCGATACCGCTACTCTTTTGTTTTTGACTTTAGTGACTCTACACTAGCTTCGGATCTTAGAGACTTTTTTGACACGGTTGCCGTAGGTAGGCTTAACAGTTTCACCTTAACGGATCCGGAGAGTGTGACTTCCACAGTTCGGTTTGATATGGATGAGCTAGTTATTCTTGAACTAAAGTCAGGAGAGTTGTACTCGGTTGCGGTTGAGCTTGTCTCTCAATGAAAACACTAACCTCAGCCTTTAATACTGCAAAGAACCTAACAGAGGCTACTCCAGTTTGGCTCTTAGAAGTATCTGATGGCTCTACAACTTGGTATTACTCAGATCAAACAGTTACTGTAGATGGTCAGTTATACACAGCGCAGGTTCTCAGTTGGGGTACTATGTCAGCAGAGACACCCCGTTTAACAGGTGGTGGGGTTGTATCAGGTACTACAATTAAACTTGCGGAAGATTCTACAACGCTGGCATCGAAAATCAAAATTGGCAGCAGTTGTATTGTTAGATTGTGGTTTGATAACGAGAGTTTGACTGATACGGAAATAATACTAAAGGGCATTATCTCAGATCCTATTCGTGTATCACAGACCTCAATTGACTTCTTAGTGGCTAGTTATGGGAGTGATAAAACAGCAGTTATCGGGGATCTAATAGATGATACTGCCTACCCATCAGCTAGAAAAGAAACTTTAGGTGAGGTAGCGCCCATTGTTTACGGGCAGGTATTCTCACATAGAGCCTTGCCTGTAAACGCTGGCATACTAACAAGACTAGCTACTGCTCTAACTACCAGCTCAACAACTATAGTTTTAGCGGATGGTTCACAGTTACCATCTTCTGGTTCAGTTATTATTGACTTGGAGACAATAGCTTACTCGGCAAGGAGTGGTAATACCCTAAGTGGTTTAACTCCCACTAATCCAGTTGATGCCCACAAACGAGGCGCAGAGGTATTAACCGATGAGACAAATTACGACCTGCTCATTGCGGATCACGCAGTAACAAGTATTGGTACAGTGTATGCAGATGGTACTCCGATTTCCGGCGGATCTCTTGTAACGGTATCGGGTAAATCCTATTTAAGGTTCTCGGACTTTCCGCACGATGTAACTCCGCACTATGTAAATAATCCAGCCGCTACTTTCTTTGACGCTAATGACAGTTCTGTTTATGGCGACCAACTGACCTTTGGTGATAGTCTAACTTTTATCGAAGAAGTCTCAAACGTAGGTAATGTATGGAGTTTGGGGGGGCTTACAACACTAAGTGATTGCTATGAAATTGCAGATGGGACAGTTAATGCGGTGTCTTACTTCTATGAAACAGACGAATATGATACCTCGGTGAATGCAACTTGGACTGGTACTTTCCAAATTACTGAGGATTGGGCTTCTGATGGGGCGGTATTGGACTTTGGGTATAAAGTGCTTGATGCTGATGGTGTAACAGAGTTGGTAGCATATACTTTTTTAGAGACCCATACTTTCCCTGAGGGATCTTCCCACACAATAAACCTGAATGTAACAGTAAATAGTGGTGCAGAGTTTGTATTCATTGCAACGGGTGCTTTTGAGTGGAATGGGGACTTCTGTTTGAGTTATGGGGAGCTTACTCAGGCTTACTCAGCAGAGGAGCCAGCAGGTACTAGAGTTTATGTTGAGTCTACTTCCGCAGGTATTGCTTCACAGTTTGATGTATCAAGTGTTCCTAACACTTCTTCAAGTACAGGTTACGCCAAAAAGATTACATTAGATATGGTAGGGTTTGACCTCGACAACCCAGCGGACATTACGGAACACCTACTCTTAAATTACGCTAATGGCGTTGTTAGTGGGGATCTACATACCTCGATTTCAGCTAATACTACATTTGGTACTGATTATGACTTAGGTTTTGCCATCACAGATCAACTAGCTTTGAACATACTGCTTAGACAAGTGGCGTACCAATCAGCGAGCGTTTTCTTCTGGAGCCTCGATGGTGTTGCACACCTATACAAGTTACCAACTTCGGGCGACAGTTCTTTAAAGTCTCTTGGTGTTGCGGATTATCTTCAAGACTCATTTGCCTACGAGTACTCACCGTATAGCGATATTGTTAATAGTATATCAGCTAATTTTGACTATCAGGGTGGGGTTAGTCAGCAGATAGTTAAGGGTGTTAATGCCTCTTCAATAACGGAGTATGGAACACTAGATGGATCAAGTCAGTTTAGACTAACGCTAGTGAACTCTAGTACAGCCGCTACTAATGTGGTTAGTGACTACCTTACGCTTCTAGCTAACCCAAAAATGCTAGTGATATTTGGTACTTCACTAGCTTCTACAGAATTACAGCTTGGGGATATTATAGATATAACTAGTACTATAGGGGAGGGATTCACGAATGAAAAGTTAATAATCACACAGATAGTAAATAAGGTTTCGGGAGAGCTTACGTTTGCTACCGAAACTATATAGCTTGACACCCTTTATTTTGTCAAGTACTATTCAAGTACACTTATAATTTAATTTAACGAGGTAAATCTTATGTCTAAGTTTTCTGATTTTTTAGAGGATAAAATCCTTAATATAACCCTAAAAGGGGCTACCGCTTATAACTGTTCAACTCCTTATGTTGAGCTTTATACAGCTAATCCCTCCGATTCTGGTGGCGGTACTGTTCTTGCCGATGCAAACTACGTTATACAGGCTGTAACTTTTGGTACTGTAAGCGGTGGGGCAGTAAGTAATAGTGCTGCAGTTACATATCCTGCGCTAAATGCAGGGGCTACCATTACAGGTATGGCTATTTTCGATGACGCTTCAAGTACGAATATGCTTTATTGGGCTCCTTTGGATGCTAGTGTAACGCTTTCAGCAGGTAATATCTTCTCAATTGCAGTTGGTGATTTGACTGTAACTCTTGATTAATAGCAGATGAATTTTGGCTCTATAAACGGCTTTCTACTTGGCGGTAATGCGCTAGGCGGTGTTGTTTATGGGTATGGTTCAGCGGCTATTGTTGGTAGTGCCTCGGTTAGTATTGGAGGTACAGTTACAGTATTAGGTTCAGCGGCTATTGTTGGTAGTGCCTCTGTTTCAACGACCGCTACAGTTACCGTGTTGGGTTCAGTGGCTGTTGTTGCTAGTGCCTCTGTTTCAACGACCGCTACAGTTACCGTGTTGGGTTCCACTGATGTTGTTGCTAGTGCCTCCGTTTCAACGACCGCTACAGTTACGAGATACGGTTCAGCGGCTGTTGTTGCTAGTGCCTCAATTGCGGTTAATGGTACAGTTACAGTATTAGGTTCCACCGCTGTTGTTGCTAGTGCTTCTGTTGCAGTCACCGCTACTATTACGAGATACGGTTCAGCGGCTGTTGTTGCTAGTGCCTCAATTGCGGTTAATGGAGTAACTACCCTACTAGGTTCAGCGGCTATTGTTGGTAGTGCCTCAATTGCGGTTAATGGTACAGCTATATACTTAGGGGACTCTGATCCTACGGCTAACTGTTCGATTGTTGTTAATGGTACAGTTACAGTATTAGGTTCAGCGGCTATTGTTGGTAGTGCCTCTGTTGGTATTGGAGGTACAGGAATAGAGTTAGGTTCAGCAGCTATTGTTGCTAGTGCCTCAATTGCGGTTAATGGTACAGTTACAGGGGTGGGTTCGGCGGCTATTGTTGGTAGCGCCTCTGTTTCAATGACCTCTACAGTTACGAGATACGGTTCAGCGGCTGTTGTTGGTAGTGCCTCTGTTAGTACCGATGAGACAATCTATATATTTGGTTCGTTTGACATTATAGGTACTTCTGCGATAGAAATTACTGCTATTGTTCAAGTGATCCTCGATGAAGCTCTTGATATTGTCGCTAGTGCCTCTGTTGATTTTACAGGTAGAGTTAATCCAGATTCCTCAGCCGCGCCAAGAGTACTCACATTAGCCTCAGACGAGAGAGCATACACGTTAGATTCAGAAACACGAGAATTAGAGGTAACTTGATATGGAACAGTTTACAAAACAGCCTAATGAGGCTTTGGATTACGATATAGTTTTTTCAGAGGTAATACCTGATGGCGATACCGTTACAGGTACATTGATCTCGGTGGACGGTAGCGTTTTTGCGCCAAGTTTCTCCTCTGACGGATTAGACATATCAGTTTCCAATGGTACGACTACAACACCGAAGTTATGGATTAGTGAGGGTACTGATGCAGCTACTTACTTAGTTTCGGTGCAGGTCTCGACCAGCGCAGGGCGGATTAAAGAGTCAGACTTCAGAATGGTAATTAGGGAGATCAATTAGATGGCTTTTGCAAATAATGTAAAGAGTGCGTTAGAGAATGCGGTAAGTATTGGCGCAACAACGGTAGATGTTACGAAGGCTTCATCACCTTATAATGACCCTCCGGTGCGGGGCAAACTAACAATTATGGATAGTCTCACTAGCCCTACCGCTATTGAGATCATATCCTATACGGGGCGCACGGATAATACCACCTACTGGACTCTGACAGGGGTTAGTAAAGCACAAGAGAGTACGACCGATCAGGCTTGGGGTGCTGATAGCGACTGTATACAGTCTATTACAGCCATAGATGCTGTTGAGAGAGGTCTTTATGCAAGCCGTACTATATCGGCAGATGTTACACTAGATGCAGATACTAGATATGAGACGGGTACAGATACAGAAATTGCAAGCGGTGTGACAGTAACAGTCCCTGCTAGTTCCATCCTAGTCTCAAAATACTATGACAGTTTGAAAATACTTTAACAGGAGAAAATTATGGCTATTAAATTAAATACAGCTTCGGGGTCAGTTACACTTACTGCAGAAGATGGCGCAGGTGGCGCTTCAGTATCTATTCCAAGAGCTGGTGTTCTCGCTCCTGATGGTGATGGCAGTAGCTTGACAGGCATAAACGCTATTACAGATACCTCCGAATTAACAGATGTTACAGTTGCAAGTGCTGATCCTGAAAGTGTCAGTAATGTACCAGCGGCAGGTCACTTATGGATTAATAAGGTCTCTGGGGAGGCTTTTATCTGTACTGACGCAACCACAGGTGCAAATGCTTTTTATAATATAGGCGAGGGGACGGGTGGTGTTGTACCACCGGTTCCTTGGGGCGATCGAGGTGTGTTTGCTGGCGGTTATGGCTATAGTAATGTTATGGATTACATTTCCATAGCAACCCCAGCTAATGCGGTTGATTTTGGCGATCTGATTTCCGCTAAAGGACAACTGGCTTCAGTTAGTAATGGGTCAAGAGGTGTGTTCGGTGGTAGTACTGGCGGTTCTGGCGAGGAAATGGAATATATTACTATAGCAACTACAGGTAATTCTACTGATTTTGGGGATATGGTTGCTTTTAAGTACGGCAGAGCGGGCGTTTCTGATGCTTCAAGGGGTGTATTTGGTGGTGGTGCTTCACCTTATAGTAATGCTATGGATTATATTACTATAGCAACTACAGGTAATGCTACTAATTTTGGGACTTTGACACAAAGTAGGGCTACTCTTGGAGCCGTGAACGGTGGTGGTAGGGGTGTTTTCTGTGGTGGTGCTACTGCTACAAATATTATGGATTACATTACTATAGCAACTACAGGTAATGCTACTGATTTTGGGGATATGCTTGCGGCTAGTTACCGATTATCTGGATGCTCTAATGGTTCGAGGGGTTGTCTTTCAGGTCATAATAAAGAGCTTATAGAGTACATCACAATAGCAACTACAGGTAATGCTACTGATTTTGGGGATCTCCAGTCGGGCGCTGCTTGGGATAGGTATATGATGGGCGCTACCTCTGATGGTTCTAAAGGTCTATTCGGTGGTGGTGGAAATACTTGGTCACAAATAGATGCAATTACGATAGCAACTACAGGTAATGCTACTGATTTTGGTGATTTGACAGTGAATCGTAGAGAGCTTGCAGCTACTAGTGGCGATTAATTAGGAGATACGAATTATGCCTTATGAAATTGAAAGTGCTTTAGGTTCTGTTGTTCTAACAGGTGAAGACGGCGCAGGTAATGTTAATGTAGAGATTCCGAGAGCTGGTGTTCTCGCTCCTGATGGTGATGGCAGTAGCTTGACCGGTAGCGTTATTACAGATCCAAAACTCAATAACCTTACAGGTGCAACCGTTTCCGCTTCTGATCCAACAAGTTCTGATAATGCGGATGCGGCTGGTCATCTTTGGATTAATAGTACTTCTGGTGAAACCTTTATTTGTACCGATGCTACTAGTGGCGCAACCGCTTGGGGCAATGTGGGTGATGGCTCTACCATCTAATGCTACAGACTTCGGTGATTTGACCGTTGCTAGGTGGGGTCTTGCCGCTTGTTCAGGCGATTAATTTAACTAACTTAAAGGAAATAAAATATGAAATTTTTAGAATATAAACTACATAGAGATAACAGCGGAAATATGATTATCCCAAACTTCGTGGAGAACGGTGGTAATTGGTTTAATCCAGCAGATCATACTATGATATTTGCGGATAAAGGGGAGACTGAATATTATGTTCCAGACACACTAACCTCTTATGACTTAGCAGGTTTGCAAGCTCGTGTTAGGGGTATCAATGCCGCTACAGGTTCAGTAGATGAGAATGGTCAGCCATTTAGTGATGCCGATAGTGATGCAGCCGTAGCGGAATGGGCTGGTAGACAATGAGCAATACCGCAACCAATGTCGTTGATCTAAAAGCTGTAGATACAGTCAATACATCGAGTGTTGTAGATTTGGCTATCCTCAATAATAAGAACCACGAGCTAGTTGCACGTGTGTCGTCAGGTTTACCAGCGTTGGATAACCAGTCTCGTATGTTTGACAGAAATAACAGTCAGACTACGCTCTCTATGATGTCACTCACAATGCTCAACGGTCAATCTCCTATGCGTATGCTGCGCCAAGTGTTGGCAGAGGTTGAGAAGCGTAAGGGAGCTTTAGTTGAAGCTCAACATACCGCTGCAAAAATTAGAGCTAAAGTGCATAAACTCGAAGCTCTTAAACAGCCAACTAGTGTTGAAGAGGCTAAACTAATCAAGGAATCATTTAACTTAGAGCAGATAGGTAATAAGATAAATGGGTCGCTTAAAGATATAGCAACTCTTATGGATAGCTACGACAGTATTAAAGAGAAAAACGGTATCGGAGATTGGTCAGAAGAGGATTATGAGCGTGAAGAGAAAGCACATCACGTGCGTAGAGGCTTTGAGTTGATGTACCGTAATCTTATTGAGGGTGGTCATCCTAAAGAGGCTACCATTGAATATTTAACCCAATATGGAGTACATACACAATTGGCACTCGCTGAGGTTTCAGGGTATATTGAAGTTGTTAATAGACTGATAGCGGCAAAGGAGGTCATTACTTCCTCTCACCTGGAAGACTTCTTTGACGAAATGAAAGTTAAGTACCAAGGTAATGCCGATATAGCTAGTACTAGAGTATTTGGTAAAGCTGAGATAACTAACCCAACTTATATGACAATGTTGACCAACGATTCGGAGTAAGTAATGAAAAACGACTGGCACATAGATAAGACCGTCTCGATAGGACATATGGTTTCTACGATGGTAGTGCTTATAACCGGCGTTATGTACATAGACTCAATAGACACTAAAGTTGAGAAGCAAGGCGTTAAGATCGAAGCTATACAACAGCAAATACATCAACAACGCTCAGACACCAAAGATATGTTCTTGCACATTCGAGAAGATATGAAGCGTATCAATGATAAGCTGGATCGGTTGATAGAGAAATGAAAGAAGACTTACTCTTAACTGTGATAGTGAGTGCGATAATGCTCGCTGTATTCTTGGCAATGACAGGTTGCACACCACCTGCCGAACGCACTAAGCCAACTGAATCATTTATGCCAGACAAAGGTGTGACTGTCGGTGATGTGCCTATGATCCTTGTGGAGATAGACGGTAGACCTCACCCATTAGACAGAGGCTTCTAATGCCAGACGACATAGTTGTGTTCCTCCTTATTGTTGTAGTGGCTATCGGGATTGGATGCATCTACAGTAATTGTGAGAGCAACAGATGATCGAGTGCAAGAAAAGCGAATCGTTCTACTGTAAATATTGTGGAATGCAAATCGTAACTTGTTTTGATGATGGCACAAAGATAGGGAGACAAATATCTAGTTGCGCTCACTACAGTAATGGTGAACAGAAGTTTGCAGATACGAGGCGTACAGGACAGGAAGTAGGGAGAGACCACTATGAATATTGAAGCAGAATGGTTACTAGCACTAATAGCATTTCCAGTTATAGGGTACTTTTTTCGCACTTTTACTAACACACTAACTAATCACGATAACAGAATGGAT